GAAAGACTATTAATCCAGAGACTGGAGTGGTCCACACACCCGATGAAGCATGGAACAGACTTGGAGTCTATGGAGGTGATGACAGTCTTGAAGGTGAAGTCGATCCCGAAGCACTTAGATCTAGTGCCGAGATCTTTGGACAGGACTACAAGATCAAAGTCATACCTCGCGGAGAGATAGGGGTGGAATTCCTCAATCGCCAATTCGGACCAGATGTCTGGAATGGTGACCCCAACTCTCTTGCCAACCCATCGAGACTTCTATCGAAGCTGTGGGTTGGTCCTGCATTCCTACCTCATCCACTCGAAAGATTTGCGGAAAGATGTTCCGGCTATTATCGAATGGATCGCAATTCACCAATTATTGGGGAGATAGTACGTATCGCCCATCAATTGTTTGGAGAGCGGACGGAGGGAATCCTCATGCCTTGGGCCGGTAAGATCGAAGCTGACTCAAATTGGCCGAATGAGGATTCGGGCTGGTTCATGGATGTGTTTAATGCATCCATCCCAGATTTCGATTTTGACCGATTCCAAGAATGGATTTGGAGCATTGAATTCAACAAGGACCCAGAACTCCTGTTGAGAGCACCCCTTTGCACCTCGGCCAAACCGGACCCTGAACCCAGCTCCACCTGTGTACTCGGTGATCAGATCGTTCACGTAGAAGAAAAGGTGAAGACCCCTGTTGAGAGCTCAACACCAGTCACTATCAGTTTTGGAAGCTTACCCCCGATGGTGATTGAAGCCGACCAATTACAGCCCGTCCTTGAGAAGAATGGCTTAAAGACTAAGCGCAACGTTGTCGTCCGAAAGGATATGCCTCGAAAAGAAAGCGCAAAGTCGCCACAGGCTAAGGTCGTGAAGAGAATTGAAACAGACCCCCGAACCTGGACTATGCCGAAAGATCCTAGAGATGGACCGGCTGCCTGGGAATCCTGGCGCAAGCGCATGATTGTACGCTGGGAAAAACAGGAGGAATGAGCAATCCTCGTCTGAGAGCTGACTCCAGACATTAAACTAATAACAGCACGAGAGTTTGGAATCGTAGAGTTAGGCGGACGCGCCTATTCTAACGAAAATAAACAAGAAACAGAACGAAATTTAATTCAATCGAATTTGTTTATCATTGATCTATACGATATCGAAGAGTGTCACTTACCTTTACTCGAAAATTCGCTATCCAAACATCTCAAAACATCAACGGTTATGCCTAATAATATCAAACCAACTAAAGCCCAAAGGGCCTCGCAATCAGCTAGAGATAAGGCTGTTGCGAAGGCTCGCTCTAAGAAGAGGATGCCTTACGCAATGTTCTCCTCTCCTTCAGGAGGCAGCTCGCTCAGTTCTAACCCGGGCGGGCTATCTCATTCCCCGAGTGCGTATGCACCAGCGTCTCAAACAAAGGTCGTTAAGACCAGCGGACCCAAGATCATGGGAATGCGAAATGGAGATTGCCGTGTAGTCCACCGGGAGTTTATCCAGGATGTAACTGGTGGAACTGGCGCACCTAGTATTTTCAAGGTGTCCCAACTTGCCATCAATCCTGGACAGGCAGCTGTTTTTCCCTGGCTGTCCTCCGTTGCACGCAACTTTGAATCCTATAGATTCAAGAAGCTTCGCTTTTGCTACGAAACTGAGGCTCCATCGTCGCTTGGTGGATCCCTCCTTTTGTCGGTTGACTATGACGCAAATGATGCTGCGCCCACCACAAAACAACAGGCGATGGCTTACCGTAACGCGGTGCGATCTGCGCCCTGGGAGCCATGCTGCCACACTTCAGCTCAGGAAGATTTGAACAAGCTGAAGACGCATTTTGTTAGGCCGAATACCCAGCCTGCCAACACTGACCTTAAGTTATACGATGTTGGAAATCTTTTCATCGTTTCGCAGAACGTCTCAACCGCACTGGCGATCCTTGGTGAACTCTATGTTGAGTATGACATTGAGCTTCTCACTCCAGTGTATGACCTTCAAAGCGGATCCGGAACCTTTGATGCGGGGTCCGGAATAACCGCTGCTGCCCCTTTCGGCACAGCCGCTTCAGGATTAGCGACAGGACCTATTTTGTTGTCAATTGCTGGAACGCCAACACTGACTATCAATAATGTCGTTGTTGGTCAAGAGATATCACTCTATAGTGCCATAATTGGTACTGTGATCACGGCCATTAATTACACCACTCCTGTGGGTATGACCGCGAAGTCATCTCCTGTTCCAAATTTGATTAATGCAGCCCAAACAGATGCACTCGTTTCAGCCACCTACTTAGTGACCGCAGTGCCCTGTAGCATTAATCTGGCCGTGACTGCCACAACCGTCACGGACAGCAACTCCGTCGTCTCCATCCTGGAGCCCAAGCCCCTCTTCTAAACTTAGTAGAAGCGCGCGGAAGGAAAACCGAGCAAACCCACGAGTTTTATTCCTGCCCTGATGAAGTACAAGTGATGGACAAC